TTTTTTTTAAAATTGAATTGTTAAACTAAACTAAACTAACATAGAGATAAAGGGTAAAATGGTGTCTGCATTTTGTAATGCCCATTTTGTTCCATTTAATACGGTCGATCCTACTTGTTTCAGAAATTCGAAAACTTCCTCCGCATGATTTGGATTTTCCATAGAGTGGCAGATCTTTTTAATTTCTTCTGCTGCTTGTAATAATTCTAAAGGAGCCACACGAGATGGTTCTTTTTCCAAAATTTGGGATGCTGTGATATTTTCAATATGCATATGAACTATTATTCTAATGGAATTAAATTGGGTTGGAGTAGCAGTATTACCTACTGTCACTATATAAGGATCATCCCATTGAGACACTGGACTAGAAATATTCTTAAAATTTTTTTGGTCTTTAATGTCTCCGGGAGACCACCAAGTATATGATCCAGTTTTCACTGGACCAAAAAAGGCAAACTCACGATTTGATACTTCGGCTATTGTAAAAAAGCCTTCATATCCTGGTGATGATCCTCCTTGATAATAAAAGGATGTTATTAGACCCCCATTATTTAAATCACTTCCCATATAAGATGTTTTACAAGATAAAGCTGAAACTCGATATTTATTAATTAAAGTAGATATTGTTGTTTCATCGGGAAATGTTAATGGCATCATTCGAACCGTGCCACCTGCCGGGAATCCACTTACACTGTAACCAATGTATCCTGAAAACTCGATAGATCTTACGACCCAATTGAGAGTTGTGCTTGAGCCTGACATCCATAATTGGACACCTATACCGGGTAAACCGGTATCCATTAACGCTGCGCTACCTAAAGCAAAAGGACCAAGCGTAATATTAGATCCTCCTCCTGAAGAAACTACATTTCCAGATTGTAATAGTCCGTACTGGGATACGATATTATAGTTCAAAGTATCTCCACTAGAGAGATTCTGTGCGAACATAACATCTAATTGTAAACCATATGTACTATTAGTCGTATTACTAAGTCCTGGAACCCCGTAAAATGTGCCATATGATGCATTATATCCTACAAACATAGGATAAGCTGAATCTGGTGAATCTGCATATATCACAGGTAGGATCACGTTTCTATGTAATTGAGACAGAATTAACTGTTTCCTATCATTAGCATCCTCGGATCCTGCTACATCATATAATCCATACACTCCATCATTCTCTAAACACTCGCCTGTTATTTGCATTAAATAACTGGTTGGATTAGCTTGAGTGATTTCTCCTAAATAAGCTACTGGATTTATTATATCTGGTTGAACCCAAGACATAAATGTACCAGCTGGTGTATTTTCATTATATGTTGATTCTAGAAATGGTAAAGTTTGATTTATTATTATGTGCATTTTGTTTGTATTCACTTCAATTGAATCCGGTACACCCATTGCTGGGTAATGTTCCGGATCTACTAATGCAGCTAAATAATGATTCATCATTTCATGTTGTAATTTTTTCGGGCGTTTGTTTCTTTTACGCCTAGTTGTTGTTACTGTGGTAACTGTTTGTTTTTGATTTTGTTTATTCGATGTTGCAGTTGCGACTCTTTGTCCTTTAGGTACACGTGAAGATTTAGCAACACGTTGATTACCTTTAGGAGAATTAGTTTTTTTTGTAACTGTAGTAACTGTAGAAATTTTTTTAGCATTCTTACTCATCGAATTTTAAAACCTACCTCCTACCGCTAATTCTATACTAAATAAGAAAAAGAAAAGAAAATATGGTCTTTGGGGAAAAAGATTTAATCTATAAAAAACCCCAAGGAAATATATATATATACACTCGCAAATTATTCCCAACCGTAGAGTAGCTGCCCTACGGGATGAGAACCATTCACGATTCCTTTTAACACCCTCTGTTTGACCGAATCTAAAATTAAGTCATTATCTAACAAATATAAACTGAATTCTATTAAAAAATTTTTTAAAAACTTACATTCTGGAGTTAAAGAATAATAACAAAGTTCGTAAGCAGCAGTAATTTTACTTACTAATACTTCCTCACTATCGTCAGATTCTAAAATACCACGTAAAGAAGTTGCGATTTTACCCATCCTCGGCTCAGGCCAATATAATCCAGTTTCTGGATTATAATAAGCAGAAGACCCTAAAAATTCCAAATTTTTTCCTAAAGGACCACAACTAGGATCGTAGTCAATAGAAAAAGCAGAATCTTTAATGGTCAACCCGAATTCAGCGTAAATATCGCGCACAAATTCTTTAAATTGATCTTCCTCAAATCGCTCATCGGATATAAGTTCATACATACAAGCAGCGATTTTATCATCACCATATAAACCAGCATCAAAAATTTTGACGACTTCTTCATATGATGGAACTCTTTGTTTAAATTTATGAAAGAGGGATATACATAAATACATCATTATAATT